GCGATTGGCCGGGCGGGCATCCGCGCGCCGCTGGTCTGGCGCGGGCAGGGCTTTCGTGACGGCGGCGAGGATTGCGAGAGGTTCCGCCGCGCCGCCTTTGACGGGCTGGTGAAGGCCAGACCGTCGCTGCTGCTGCGATCGGCCTTCGCGGATGCGGTCTGTCTGCGCGATCCGGCGAACAACCTAAAACTGGCGAAAGCCCGCTCCACCGGTCGGATCGACGCGGCGGCGGCTTCTGTCCTTGCCGTGGCGCAAGGCGCGCGCATCGCGGCCAAACCCCAGACGAAAGCGAGGATGGCATGGTTTTGAACTCGGGAAGCCTCAACCGCCGCATTCAAATCCGGCGGGCGACGGGCACGCCGGACGGACACGGAAACTATGTCCAGGAATGGGCCGATCTTGGCGGACCCATATTCGCCAGGCGGCGCGACGTGTCCGATGCTGAACGCCTTAGCGCGGGCGTATGGGGCAATCGGCTTGTGACCCGCTTCATCATCCGGGCCACCGCATTCGGGCGCGGCATCGCCCGATATGACCGCCTTGTGCACGAGGGCGTGACCTTCGAGATCGACGGCATCAAGGAGGTTCCCGACAACCGGGGCTTCCTCGAAATCACCGCAAAAACGGGTGATATCTCATGAGCATCCGCAAGGAACATCACCGGCATTCCCGCAAGGTCACGCGCACGAAACGCTGGAAAGTGCTGCGCGCGGAGATCCTTGAACGCGACCGCTACCGCTGCACGGCCTGCGGCTGCGGCGGGCGGCTGGAAGTGGATCACGTCAAGCCGGTCCGGACGCATCCCGAGCTTTCCTATGACCCGCGCAACCTTCAGGCGCTTTGCCCCGGTTGCCACACCAGAAAGACAAGGATCGAGTGCGGTCATCCCCCGCCCCGAAAAGAACGCCAGGACTGGCGCAAAGCAGTCGAGTCGCTTGAGCGTCACGACAACCACCCTGTTGAGCAGAAAGGATAAACCATGCTCGAATCAGTGAAGATCGCCCGGCGGCAAAGCGAAATCCGCCAGAACCTCGCCGAACTGGCGGGCAAGGAAACCCCGTCCGAGGATGAAATCCGCCAGATGGACACGCTGGATCGGGAATATCGTTCCAACGAAACCCGCTATCGCGCGGCGCTGATCGCCGAGGATACCGAGCGCCGGGACGCGGGCAGCGAGTTGGAAACCCGCACGGCACAGGAATGGGCCGACCTCATGGCCGGTTTCGAGTTGCGTCAGGTCGCGCTGTCTCTTGATGAGGGGCGGCAACTGGACGGCCACACGGCGGAAATCGTGTCCGAGTTGCGCGCCGCCGGCGGTTTCCGGGGCATCCCCGTGCCGTGGCAGGCGCTTGAAGTCCGGGCCGGTGAAACCGTCGCCAGCGGCACCCCGAACCCGATCAGAACCCGCCCGATCATCGACCGCCTGTTTCCCGACAGTGTGGCGGCGCGCATGGGCGCGCAGATGATCAGCATCGACGCGGGCGCGGTGGAATGGCCCGTGACCACCTCGGCGGTCACGGCGGGCTGGGCGGACGGCGAGACGGCCAACGTGGCCGGGCCTACCACCTATGCCACCACCGACCGGGCGATGTCGCCTGACCACAACATGGGCATTCAGATGCGCATCACCCGCAAGACCCTGAAACAGTCCGGCGCGGCGCTGGAACAGGCGGTGCGGCGCGATATGAGCGGGGCCATGGGTGCGGCCATGGATCAGGCGGCGTTCCTCGGCACCGGGGCCAACGGCCAGCCGCTTGGCGTCATCACGGGCGCGGCGACCTATGGCATCGCTTCCACCGCCGTTGCGGCGCTGGCGACCTGGGGCGCGTTCCGATCGGCTGTAACCCGGTTCATGGCCTCCAATGCCGCCGGATCGCCCGACGCGGTGCGGGCGCTGATCCGGCCCGAGCTTTGGGACTATCTGGACGGTGCCCTGATCACCGGCACGGCGGTTTCCGAATGGGACCGGCTGGTAAAGAACCTGCCCTCGGGAAACATCGCCATGACGAACAACGCGCTTGCCGCGCCGTCCGGCACCCCCGCGGCGACCTCGGCCCTGCTGACCACCGCGGCGGGCGGCGTGGCCCCTATCTTCATCGGCGCATGGGGCGCGGTGGACATGATCCGCGATCCCTACAGCGATGCACAGTCGGGCGGGCTGCGGATCACCGCCCTTGCCACCATGGACGTGACCGTTGCGCGCCCGGCCCAGCTTGAACTGCTGACCGGTCTGGAGCTTGGCTAATGCTTTGGGGCGCTCACATTGGCAGCCTTGAGCTGCGCACCGAGGGCGGGGAAACCCGCCTTCGGGCAACATTCCCGTATGGCCGGGAAACCGTGCTGGCCGAGCGTATGGGAATGGGCCGTGAGCGCCGCGAGGTGATCGCAGCCCGTGCTTTCGCGGACCGGATCGAGCGCGGCGAAGACGTGCACTTTCTGTCCGGCCATGACTTCAACAAGCCGCTGGCCTCACGTTCATCGGGCACCCTGACCCTGACCGAAACCGATGAGGCGCTGACCGTTGAAGCGACGATCAGCGCCGCCATGGGGCAGGTCAGCTATGTGCGGGACTTCCTTTCGGCCAATGCGGCCGGGCTGGTACGGGGGCTTTCCCCCGGTTTCCGTGTTCGCCCCGGTGGCGAGACGGTTGAAGAACGCGGCAACGCGATCTTGCGCATCATCAAGGCGGCGGACCTGATCGAGATCAGCGCCGTCACGAAACCCGCCTATCCGCAAGCCCAGATCGAGGCCCGGAACTGGCAACCCATCGGCGAGGTGGCCCGGCGCATGACGCACCGCCCCGCCGCAATCCGGTGGAGGTGACAATGCTTGGATGGCTGTTGAACAAGCTGCGACCGATCGAGGCGCGTTCCGCTGGCGGGGGATACACCGCGCAAGTGATGGCGGCGCGTGACAGCTTCATCAGCGGGCGGCGCGGCGTGGCCGAGCTTACCGCGACGGTTCAGAGTTGCGTCAGCCTGTGGGAAGGCGGGTTTGCGATTGCCGATGTGACCGGAACCGACCTGCTGACCCGGCAAACCATGGCGATGATCGCCCGAGGCATCGCGCTGAACGGCGAGGCGGTCTTTCTGGTCACGGACATGGGCCTTGTCCCGGCCACGGATTGGGACGTGACCACCCGCGACGGCAGGCCCCGCGCCTATCGCCTGTCTATCCCCGAGGCGGGCGGCGGGCGCACTGTCACCGCGCTTGCCGCCGAGGTTCTGCACCTGCGAATCGGATCGGACAACCTGACGCCATGGATCGGCACCGCGCCGCTGCGCCGGTCCAGCCTTACCGGCGGGATGCTCCATGCGGTCGAGTCGGCGCTTGCGGAGACGTTCGAGAATGCCCCGCTTGGCTCGCAGATCGTGCCCTTGCCCGACACGGGCGCGGACGACATGGCGACCATGCGCGGCGCGTTCAAGGGGCGGCGCGGTTCAACGCTGGTAATCGAAGGCGTGGCCCAGGCGACGGCGGCGGGCATGAACCCGACCATCGGCCAGAAGCCCGACCAGCTTTCGCCGGACCTGTCCAGAAGCATGACCGCCGAGACGCTTTCGGCGGCGCGCGAGGCGATCGGCATGGCCTATGGCGTTCTGCCGTCCTTCTTCAATCGCGCGGCCACCGGCCCCGTGATCCGCGAGGCGCAACGCCAGCTTGCAATCTGGACCTTGCAGCCGATCGCCGCGCTGCTGGCCGACGAGGCGACGGCCAAGCTCGGGGCCGAGGTGACGATCGACACGATCCGCCCCCTGCAAGCCTTCGACGCTGGCGGGCGCGCCCGTGCCCTGTCGGCGATCATCAAGACGCTGGCCGAGGCAAAAGACGCGGGCATCCCGCCCGGCGACGTGTCCGGCGCGATGCGCATGGTGGATTGGGAAAGGTAAAACAGCGTGGCACGGCATTGCCACGGCAAGGAATAGGGAGATCACCCCTGGGCTTCATGCGATTTGGCTAGCCAGCCCGAAGTGATCCCGTAAGTCAGTGAGTGGGAAAACCCTGACAGATCGCGGCCTAGGTTTCCTCCAAGGCGCGGCGATCAATCCCGGCGGTGGCGCAAACGAACACCCGCGCCGCCGCCGTTCTCTGCGATGAACTCAACCCCGGCGCTTTCAAGGGCGTCACGCAAGGCCGCAATCGTCCGTTCATACGGCTGCCGCCCCTCTTTCTCAAAGCTAACAATCGTCCGTTTTGCCACGCCCGAGGCTTCCGCCAAGCGATCTTGAGATATGGCCACAAGGGCACGGGCTGCGCGACATTGAGAGGGCGTCATATTTAACCTTGCAATAATAGGGCAACCTGATCTAAAGATGCAGTGTTGCCTTAATGGTGTAACCAAATCAGGAGACCCTGACAATGACCAATGAAACCGCACCGAATTGGCCTCTGAGCGACCGGATTAATCGCTTGGATTACGCGCTTTACCGCATCGAAGGCTCTATCGCCTGCATGAATATCCTGGCGGCAACCGAACTGCCACTGTCGGACGACATTCCTGCGGTAAGCGCCTTTCATTCGTGCCTTGCGGGCATGGAGGTATTTTTGGCTGACGCGCAGAAGGTGAGCGCCGAGATCAGCAAAATCGGCAAGGAATCGGCCCCTGATCGACCGGATTGATCGCATGAATATCTTCCGTGACATCCGTGCATGGAGGCATTTTTGGCTGACGCGCAACAGGTAAACGCCGAAATCAGCGAAATCAGCAAGGAATAGGCGCAAAAAATATGCTTGCACTATCCACCGAGCTAAGGCAGGAAATAATGCAAGCGTATTCATATTAGGTGATCGAATGGAACTGCTTACCCGCACATTCTCGGCAATGGAGGTTACGGAAATCACCGGCGTGACGAAGTATAACCTTCAAAGCTATTTGATCCGAGGGCACCTTTCGTTTGTAGGTGACGATATTGAGGGCGGGACCGTTCAGGGTAAGCGCCGTTCATTCTACTTTTTCACGGTAATGCAGATCGCATTGGCCAAGTCCCTGATTGATCTGGGAATGACGGCAAAATTGGCCTTTCACCATGTTTCCGAATTTGCACTTTCCGGCGGGGATCCATTCATGGGTGAGCCGGGCCGCTGGGCTGGCCTGCCTTACCATCACGATCATGGAGAGACGATCCTTGCCGTGAGTGGCGCGCGCAACTGTCTTGGGCGCTGGAAAGATGGTGAAGGCGACTTTTTCGGCGAAACCATGTCCGGCCTAAGTGAATCGAAAAGCGCCACCGATATCGAAGGCGCCGTTTTTGTCAACGTCAGCCGGGTTTTCAGGGTGGTCTGCGAACGCCTCGGGCTCGATCCGCATGAAGTCCTTGATGAAGCCTATGCAGACGGCTTCCCAGATCATGGCCCCGAGTGGCCCGACGCGGAGGGATAACTCATGCCCCGCCCGACCGCCCCGCGATTTGGAGAGCGAGGTTTAAACCATGACTAATCACGCCCCCATTTGGGCAACCGAGCGCACCGCTGCAAAACTTTTCGACATGAAGCCTTTTGAGTTTCGCGGGCTTGTGAACGATGGCGTGTTGCCAAAGCCAACCAAGATCGGCGTGTTTGAGCGGTGGGACGTGGAGCAACTGAAAACCATCGCGCGCGGCGATGCTGCTGAGGGCGGGCCTATCCAGTGGTGAAGAAAAGGTACATTTGGCAGAACCCAAAAAGCGGCCTTTGGTATGTCCGCAAGCAAAGCAACGGCAAGATGATTTACACGCCGATCGAAGCAGAGGAAGGCACGGAAGAGTTTGACCGCCTGTATTGGGAAATCATGAGCGGGAAACATCACGCCGCCAAGATTTCCTGGGGTGCTTTGATCGACGCCATGCGAGAAACAGCCAAATGGGCTGATTTCTCGCCCCGCTATCGCAAAGACCTTGATTCTGTCTTTGAATACCTCAGGGACAAGATCGGCCACCAAGAGGTTGCGCGACTGACACAAGCTGACATTTACGACGCGATGGAAAAGAACCGGCACCGTATCCGTTTCGCCAACTACATTCCGACCGCGATCAGCATGTTGTCCAAGCAGGCGATCCGCAAGCGGTGGCGCAAAGATAACCCGGCAATCGACATTGAGCCGCTCAGGGTTCCCAAAGCGCGTCAGAAACCGCACCTGCCATGGGCGGACTGGGCGGTGGAAAAAATGCGCCGCGAGGGTAAGGCTTTGCCGCTGCTGATCTTTGAGATCGGCGTTGGGAGCGTCCAGCGCCCCGGCGATTGGGTGACCTTCCAATGGGGAGACTATGACGGCGACACTTTGAAACTTCGCCAGAACAAGACCGGGAAGGCGTTGACACTGCCATGTACTGAGGCGCTGAAAGCTGCGCTGGATCGTACCAAGGTCGAATTGGGATTCGCGCCGCATCCGTCCCGGCACATCCTGACCCGCGCTGATGGCTCTGCAATGGACTATCGCGCTATGGCCAACGTCATGCTGGGGGAACGTAAGCGGCTGGGTTTGGTGGCTTTCGATCAACATGCGTTGCGTTACCGGGGCGTGATGGAACTGGCTTGGGAAGGCTGCGACGACGACGAGATTGCCAGCTACAGCGGCCACACATCAAAAGCCATGATTATCAAGTATGCAGGGGAGGCCAGACAAGTCATGAGGGCGCGTCAGGCTGCGGCGAAACGCAAATGA